ACCACCCGAATTATTGGCGGTTCCTACACCTATCGTAAGTCCTAGTTCACCGAAGTTTAAACTACTTGGTGGGGTTATACCAGTAGATCTTTTTACTCTAATAATACTGGCCATTTAAAATTGTCCTCCATTAACATCCAAATTTTGTGCTGAGCCAGGTGTTAGTTCTAAAGTTGCTTCAAATTTTCCAATAGAAGAATTGTAAACTAATACCATACCATTCTGTAAATTACCAGCTTGAACATCACTCAAACCAGTAATCGATCCACTTACATTACCAGCCAAAGATGATACGACTCGTGTCGCATCTGCCTGACCTACTTTAACTCTAATGTTTCCCATTAGCGAGTTACTCCTGCTCTAACTAATACTGACCCTTCAACAACTCTTGTAACTTCGTTCGAAGCATCAGTTAAAATAACATCATATACATAACGACCAGACTTTAATCCAGCTGTAGTCACACTGCTTAAACCTACTCTAATTGTTCCAGCATCAGCATCGACAATTGATGAAGTAAAGGTTGCAGCAACGCTTGTGCTGCCAGCATGTTTTCTCATCTGAGCAGCTACATGAAATCCAGCTAAATTAGTGGCTGAATTTGATGAACTACTTTCGAGTTCGAATTGTTGTTGAAATGTTGCCCCAGAGTTTATGACTAAGTTGCTTACATATACAGCTGACATTTATTAAAAATTCATGATCTGTCTATATTTATAATTAATTGATTATTTGCTTTAAAAGAGATTTTATTTCCTCTAATTCTGCTTTAATATTATCAATTTCATTTTTTTGAGCATTCATTCTCTCTCTAGATTTAATATAATTTGAATAACCATTCTGGTCACAATTTAAAATTGCTCCAGTATTTTCATCTCGATATAAATTTGAATGACCTTTAACTTTTAACATTATGCGAGTGCGATTGCTCTTATATCTTGGAATTTAGGTGCGTGTGCTTCGTCTTTTCCACTAATCACAATTTTAATTTTAAATCCATTAAATTTATTTAAATTATCAATACTAAATTGATAATCTAAAAATTCATCATCTGTGCTTGCTGGAACTATCGCATCTGGTTTTCCATTATTTTTAACTGGATCAATTACAGTATCACCAAAACCATCACCATCAGAATCTATTAAGTTTTCAAATCCAGGAAATAATTCATATTTTGGTTCAACTTCTTTTGAATCTGTTTTGAATAATTGATAAAGAACTCTAAAATCAGCACTTGAGTGTCTAAAGGCACTTACGATAACTTTTAGTGAAGTTGCTGGTTGTTGAAGATCAACTCGATTTGAAATATACACAGCAGCATGTGGATCACCACTTACTTCATTAGAAGATGAATCAATACTATAATCATTTATAGGAGAATTTAACATATTCCTAATGTATATCATCACAGCATTCTGAGTATCAACAATTGGTGATAAATTAAAATCAGATGACTTAAAGTCTAATTGTGTTGTAAATGATCTATTTTTAGGTAAAGATGTTAAATGTTCATTTTCATTAACTTCAGAACATACCATTCTAGTAGATGATAATTTATTAATTTGATTTAATTCAATTGGTTCGTATCCTTGATCAATAAATGATGTTTCAGATCCACTCGCACTTGTTCCAGATACTGTTCTAATTCTACTTGTTAATGAGGTATTATTACCAGGTGTTATGAAATTAAATCTTGGTAATATTGAATTATATTGAATATTTTGTGAGGCAAAAATACGATTACCACCAACTGATTTTTGATCTGTGAAACATAATAAATTATCGTCATTGTTTGGAGATCCAGTCTCATCTCGATCAGAATCCAATCCTATCCTACCTTTTCTTAAAACTTCAATATAGTATCTATTAATATCTTTGGCATTGTTAACCACAGATGACTGAGTTGCCATTTGATGTGTTGTATTGATACCAACTAAAGATATGCCATTTAATTCATATTTTTGAACAATATCACCTTTACTATGAGTTCTACTTGTTGAAGTTACTCCTCTAGTATCAATTGCTAATGTTCCAGATCCAATACCATCATATTTAATAATTTCATTATTAATCTTAACATATCCAATAGATGTTGTTATCCCCTCATAAGTTGTAAATGGAGAGGTATTTGCTACTGATATTGTAGTGACTGATGTTGAACTAATATCACTAGTTAATTTTATTGGTACGGTATCGGGTTCAATATTATCTAATTGTACAATATTATTATCTGCCCCCATACCATGATTGTAATGCTCAATTTCAATTACATTACCTGAGAATAATTCACTTATAACTGTAGAGTCTCCTCTAATATCAGTATTAGCTAATCCAACTGCAGTTTCTCCAATATAAAAATGAAGATCTTCTCCATCTGTAAATTGTCTTCCTTGAGAATTTGTTAGATAAAGAGTATCGAGTCCACTAACAGAATTTACTGTAATAGTTGCTTCAGATCCCTTCCCGCTACTTGTGCTGCTTGTGGTAATTCCTAGCAAATCACCCTCTACATATCCTTCTCCAGCGATTGTATTAGAAACATTCATTGTCGCAGCAGTGACAGCTCCAGCAGCACTAACTGTTATTTGACATCTAGCTCTACTACCATTTCCTGTAATTGGGAATAAGTCAACAAGATAAGTTCCATTCGCATATCCTGTTCCTGATGAGGTTAGTGTAATACCACTAGCACTAACAGTAATTGGTCCACCAATTTGCTCTATAATACCATTGACAGCACCAGCAGTTGCTGAATCACTGACTTTGACACCAGGAGTGAAATTAGATTTTATAGGATTATCTGTGATAGTTGTAATACCAACTTTTAATTTTCTTGGTAGTGTCTTAATTGAATTTGGAAGTAATCTTGGTAAAAGATTGCTGTTTGTACCTAATTTTGGATTGAATAAAGTTAATGTTCCAGATTCTACAAATTTAGCTTTATATAAAGTAAATTTTAAATCTTCAAATTGATTTGCTGTCCAAATACTACCGTTTTGAGATTTAAATAAACTTCCTCCAAGATACTGTTTTGAAATTACAACGTTTTCAGTATCTGGTAAAGCGTTAGCAGAAATGTTAATTTCTCCCATTCTAGATATCCAAGCTTCATAATTATTTGTTGTTGGAGCTAGAAGAACTACAGCGAATGTTTCCCCTTCCTGTAAATAAATTGGAGATGGGAAATTTACTCTAGTTGGTATTGAAGCATCATCAGAAACTTTAATTTGTGATGGTTCTAAAGTTATCTCAGCATAATCTTGAACTAAGAGGCTTGTTGGTGTTCCCAATTCAGTTGTTCTAATCTGAATATCTAATTTTTCTTGAGGATCTTTTTTCTTAAAATATAAATCCATCGATGTAAGGAAAGCACCAGTTTCATCAATTATAAAAGTTTGTGCTAATGGGTCGTCATTTTCTACATGAGTTACATTTGTAATATTATTGGTTATATTTGTAATATTATTAGTTACATTTGTAATTTCAGTTATTTCTTGTGTAACAAAAGTATTATTAATTATTACTGGTATTGGAGGGGGTGGTGGTGTGCGAACAACAGTTGTTGATTGCTCAAATGTGTCAACTACTCCACTGGTCGTATATACAGCTTCGGCAGAGGTAATTGACACTTCACCTAATCCAGATATTGAATTATTTGAACTTGAAGTAAGTCTAAATGTTTTACTTCCATTTGTAAATCTTAAAGGAGGAACTGGATCTTCTAATGGATTTCTAAAGAAGAATGATCCTTTAACATCTCCAAATACATCAGAAACTAATCTTATTCCACTTCCAGAGGATACAGATGCTTGAGCGTTACTTGTTTTTCCAACAATAACAACATCATTACCAGTTCTCACAAATCCAGAAAATCTTCCTTGTGCTTCTTCTGCTAAAGAATCAATATCAATATTTAAAATAGTTGAAGAAGCAGAATATGCTGTTTGTATTGTTACATCTCTATCATATGGGTTAGCAGTGTATATTGTAGTTGGTGTGTTTGTATCTCCAGATTTATGATTTGGTTGACAAATTCTAAAAGATGCTAACTGTAAACTTCCAGCAAAAACATCAACTGTTTCTCCTTTAGTAAATACACCACTTGTCATATTAATTTCTAATAGTTTTGGAATAATATCAATTCCACCTGTACTATCAAAGAATGAATAAAATCTAGTAAATGGTTTTAAACCATGTGCGTCAAAAGCAACATTTCGAGAACGAATATGAGTATCTGGTACACTACTTATCTTAACTTCATTAACAATTGTCCCCTCTGCATCACCTAAAACGGTTCTTTCTTCTCCTTGAATAACAATATTTCTTACCCAGTTATCAGATTGTGGATTTAATGTAATTCTACCTGAAAATACAACTATATTAAATGGGTTAACATTTTCTACTCTAGATGCTAATGGTTGATTTAATAATTCAACTTCTTCATAATCAAGAGTAATTAAATCACCAGTTTTTTTAAGATTTGAATCTAATAATGTTAAATTTGAAGCAAAATCTGCGGTATCAGTATTAATTGATGGTTCTAACCCTAATTCTGGTTTAAGTGTATATAAGTTAATTGGTGTGTTTAATTCTTGTAAATTTCTATCTACATCAACCTTACAATCTGGATCAGAAATATCTAAAAATGTATTATCAGCAAAATCATCTACAAAAAATCCAGTTTTAAATCTATCAAATCCATTAGAATCTTGAACCTGTAAAGTTTTTGTACTTAACTCTAAAATACTTAAGGAAGTTAAAGTTTCTAAATTTTCTACACGATCTTCAATTTTTCCAATATCTCTCATCGTATATCTTCTATTATCTACTGTTGTCACCACAGCATCTTTAGGATCATAAAGGTATGCTGGTAATTTTATAGTTCCTATTGTCATTGAGTCATCTGATCCAGTTGGTTCTTTAGGATCAATAGAAGATATTCCTTTAATTAAAGAGAAATCACCTCTACTTGTAAGAACTAATTTATCAATTCGAGGAAGATAGAATTTGTATCCTACGAATGAACTTTCATTTGGAGAAACAACTAATGGTGGGTTTTGAGTAGATTCAAAGTTTCTACTTTCATATCCAAATGGAGATTTTGTCGCAGAAGATGCATCAAAAGTAGCAACTCTAGGTCTAAAATCAAGAACATCAGAAGATCTTTTACCATTTGGTAAAATTGGAATATCTTTCGTAAATCTTTCCTGTGGATAAGAGTCTACTGTATAAACATCCCCATCATCATTTGCTGGAACTTGATAAGAATTGTGTATAATTAATAGTTGTCTTGCTGGTGCGGGTAATCCAGTTTTTCTAACAATTTTAGAATAATCATAATATTGAAGTTTTTGTCCTTTATCTAATTCATACTTATTTGATATATTCAAGAAACTTCCTGTAGTTATATCTTGAAGATTTGTCACAATATTTGATTCTTCAAAGGTAACTGATTCCCCAATTTGAAATTTATTTTGTGTTAGATATACAATTTCAATTTCAGTTGCTGAAGATTGTGTCACTAACTGTGCAACTGCTCCACTTTCTGCTCCCCTTATCCTTTCACCTAAAATTGTCGTAGTGTTAAGACTTAAACCAGAAACAAAAGTTAATTTATCTAAAATTGGTGCAGATGTATCTAAGGATTCATATACTGCTATAACTTCCACTACATCTGGAACATTTAAAGATATTTCTTCATCTTCAATCCTAAGACCATAGAAAGCACTTGTAGATAATCCAGATATTGTTGTTGCTGCCGATCCAACGACTTTATTTACGGTTACTTTATTACTTCTAACAAACTCTTTTTGTTTATTTTTAATCCCTATTTTTTTAATAGTTGACGAAACGACAGCATTAGTTAAACTTGCTTCCATTCCTTTCAATGTTACAACATTACTTGTAATTGAAAACTGATCTGATGATAAAGTTTCAATAATTCCATTACTTTTATGAACAGAGTATCTTGCTGGATCATATGTTTCATAAAATCCTGTGCTTATACCTGTAGCATCGGATAATGAAAAAGTCATATCGCCACTACCATCAGTAGATTCACCTGTAAGTTGTTTTGATACTAATAAATTTGAACCAGATAAATTAACATCTGAAATATTTGTGTCTGGTAATGGAGCGAACAATCCAGATTTTTCAGAATCACTAATTGTTGGAACTTTCAGTGATAAAGTTGTCTCTAATGCACTGGTAGGTAATCCACCAGTACATATTCCAGATACGGTGCTAATACCAGTAATTGTCATACTATCACCGTCAGAAGCTATCTCTACAACTCTATTGAGAGATTCGTCGGTGAAAGAGCTACCAGTTTGAGTATATCCAATAATACTACCCGTTGCTATTCCTGTAAATTTTTTACCAGGACATGTAACAGTTGTTAAAGATGTTGCTGGTACTGGTGCTGAAAATTGAAATACATCTGTTAAGTTAAATCCAGGTAATGTTTCTCTTTGTAAAACAACATCACCAATAAAATCTGCTGTAAATCCAGCAAAACTTGAACTATCTTGATATACTGATTTAATATCTTTTACACCAAAAACTTCAATTTCTTTAATAGATCTAGAATGTAATGTATTTCCATTAATACTTATTTGCTCACCTTTTAAGAAAGTTCCTGAAGTCTGAGTAAGAACAACTACAGCTGTTGAATCATGAGTCGTTACAAATCCAGTAGCACCACTGTTTAATCCTTTTATAAAAGAAGTATTTGGTAATATATTTGAACTTATAGAGGTATTTAATGTTAATTTAGTATATGTTTGGACATCATAAAGATATAAATCCCATGATGAGGCATTATTTAAATATGGTTGATCTGCTAAGTTAAACGCATATACTCTTGCCTCTCCTATTAACTCTCCAGAACCAGCATTTGTAATTCCAGCTCCAACATTTCTTCTGTGTCTATGTAACTTTACTATAGACTGTTCATTGATTGAAATTTTTGGTGCTCCAAAAACATTATTAATTTTTAAACGAGTTCCCATTTCAAAGGGAATTAGAGATCCATTATTTGTTTGCTTATCTCTTGGTTTTTCTACATCAAGAACTGTTGTTCCTGATTTACTAATATCATACCCCTTAACATAAGCTTTTCCTGCAGAAGTTTTAACACACATTAAATCATCTGATGGTGTATTACCATCATCTGTTACTTGTGTTGATAAAAATACACCCTCTTCAGAAACACCATCATTTAATGAATTTGATACTTCAACTTTAAAATTATTAATTGAATAATTACCAGATTCTTCAAAAGTTCTTTTTGCGAAATAATCTTTAATTATATTATATTCAGTCGGAGTTTTAATTTTTTTAACTTCTCCTAAATCTAATTTTATAATTTCAACAAAACTTTTATCATTATAGTCATCTAAATTTTTCTTACTCAAAACTGTGGATATTTTTAATCTATCAGCACCTGGTGCTGCAAAGTTAGAAAAACCTCTTGCGTTATCAAACAAAGATTCATCATCTTTGGCACCAATTATTTCCTCCTGAATTGTTAAACCAACTCTATATGATGGTGTATTTGAATATGGATCTAAAATAATTTTATCACTTGATACATCTACAAAAGAACCACGAATAAAATATACCCCACTTGATATACCAACAGCACTCCCAACATATGATGAGTCTAAAGGAATAAGTGTTGCAACACTATCTCCAACATTTACTGGAGTATTTCCATATACAAAAGATTCCTCTGTTAAAAGATTTTCTCCATCCTCAAGAGAACCAGCTTCATTATTAGTTCCAGATGTTACATATTTGATAAAAAGAGTTATATCAGTAATATCACTTGAATCTGAAGGCACTCTACAATCTTCAACGAATACAACAACTCCAGAATTTTGACCTTTTAATCTTTTTCCTTTTAAATTATCAAGATATAATGTTATCGGGAGTCCTAAATGATCTGATAGTAATTTAATTGAATAATATTGATTATCAAAAGCTATGTTTCCAGGAATCACCATTGATCCCTCTTTAAACATATGATTACCAAAAGATTCTACTTGATTCTGTAAAGTAGATTGTAAAGTCGTTAATTCTCTAGCTTGAACTGGATATCCTGGTCTGAATAAGACTTTATAAAATTGTTTATCCTTACTGAAGTCATCATAATAAGGACTTATATTTAAATTGGTTTTCTGTGGCATTTTTTAAAATTCCAAGATGATTTTAACGTCTTCTTTTTGTCGAGCATTTCGAGATATCAACGACCTATTATCTAAGTAAATTATTTCGCCAGACCCTTTATTTATCTCTGGTTCAGAAAGACCATCAGTAAATTCAGTCCCTAGACTAATTAATTTTGTTCCAGTTGGATTTGTGGTAATTCCACTAAATGTTGTTTGAATTTGACCAGTAAATCCACTTACAGACTCTACGTTTGCTGGAACAGCACCACCTGTTGTATCATTATCAAAATCAAAAACTATTGATGCAGTTGAAACACCAACACGATCTGTTTGATCATTTGTTGTTGGATTAAAATACAAAGAACGATCTTGATAGAATTTCAAAACTTTTGTATCATCATCATATGATGCAACAATTCCAAATGCAGTGTTTCCGTTAGGAAGTTTTTGATTTATAACCTCACCTACTACTGGAGCAAGTGTTGTACTATCAACAAATTTAATTGCTCCTAAAGATGAAAATGAACTTCCAGTGTATACATTAGTTGACCCAATTGATGTTGGATTTTTAATAATTCCCACTTGAGCAAATTTAGTGTCGATAGGAAAATCTTTATCTTTGTCATCAAATCTCGCATAAAGTAAAACCTTATCAGTTCCTAACTCTTTGTATATATCTGATCCATGACCTTTTGCTGGAGGTATGATTGGAATTAATTTTGAAAATACACCAGTTGCAGCAGGATTTACACTACCATTTAATGTTCCCAAATCAACTATTCCAAAAGTATATCCTTTACCACCAGAAGAAACTACAGCATCTGTAATTTTACTACCAACAATATCTAAAACAACCCTAGCTCCTGTTCCATCACCTAAAATGCTCACCTCTTGTCCTAAACCATCCTTATATCCATTTCCTTGATTGTCAATATATACTTTTTTAATTTGGTTACCATTAATCGTAGAATCGCCATTCTCTCTAACTGCTTTAATTTGAGCATTGTCTGATGTGGACCAATTACTAGGAACAGAAATAAAATCTGTTGAGTCAAATTTTATAATATCACTTGGAGAAACACTAAAAAGAAATTTCCAGATATATCCATCTCCACTTTCACCAGCTCTAGATGGTTCTAATCCAGTGAATGTTGGTTCATCTTGAGAAGCGTTTCCAGTAGTATTAATTCCTGAAGAACCATTATCAATACAAATATAAACATTAAAGTCTTTATTCATTACAAAATAATCAGCATCATATAATCTTTGAGCATCTGATATTGGTGCTGGATTCTCTGAGTTATAATCATGACGATACATGTTATACCTAGTGCCAGCAGCCCAATCCCTTCTTTTAACTAATCTTCGAATATTATCACTTGTGACTCTTTTACCAAAGATCATAGTATCTGAAATGTGATTTACATCATTAATACTATCCTCTGGGACAGGAGTGTCAGTGTTCCATGTATTTTCATCTGCTTTTCTTCCATACTTACCACTTCCTGGATCTGTTAAACCTAAAAAGATATAATAAGAATTCGCAGAATTCTCTACAGTTTCTATAAAGTTGTTAGCATTTAGAATTCTAAATTGATCTGTTACAATTGCAGCCATATTATTAGCTTTTTTCTATATTTATACCATTAATTGTTATATGTCTAAAGCACCACTGTCATTTAAACCCTCACCCCTTCTTTGAATGGTTGGGAAGGTGGTTATTCCAAGTGCTGTGGACAACCCAATTGTTGATCCAGTAACACCAATAGCTATTGGTAATGTGCTTCTTGTGATTCCAGTTAATCGACCCCAACTGAATTTACCAAGTGATGTTGGACTTTCACTATTGAGTCCAACAGGAGTTGCAGTTGCTATGCCAGCAGCATTATAATTTCCAATTGTTGATGTAGTAAGACCTGTATGTACAAAGCAAGTAACAAGACCTCTAGTTCCAACAGAACTAATTTCTTTGATACGATAAACATTATCTAAGAAAGTTGTTCCAATACCTACAACATTATTATTGTTATTATTCCATAGAGATGTTACACCCGATCCAACAGTAGTATCGTAAATGTAAATAGGATATCCAACTAATAAATCAGAATAATTTCCACTATCTTTACTTAGATAAAATTCTAACGCTAATTTAGTAGATGTTGGTCTCGTTGTACTTATTCCTGTAATAATACCTGAGAATCCTTCAACAGTTGTAATATTTTGAATTAATTCAGTTTGTAGGAATGGTGTAGGTGCGATAACCTGTGGTGTAATATCGGAAGTATAACCAAAACCTGGATTTACAATTGTTGTTGTAGTAATACCACCATTGGTTATTGTTGCTGTTGCTGTTGCTGTTGTTCCAACTCCAACTCCAATTCCAGTTGTTGGAATACCAATAACCAATGAAGTTGAGGATCCAACATATCCCTGACCCCCATTTACAATTGATAGTGAACTTATAGTTCCAGCAGCAGAAACAATAGCAGTAATCGCAGCTGCTACCACACTACCAGATGGAATAATTAAACCATCTGTTTTGTTATTACTTATTAGTCCATCCTCATCAAAGAATTGAGCATTGTCAACAAATATGTTAGTATCAGTAGATGAAACATCCGCAATGATTTTAGAAGTTGGATAGACGAGAGGTTCATAAAGATTTCTATTTTTATAAACGATATCTCCATCAATTACTTTATTTACTTTTTGTTTTGCCCATTTTAATGGTCTGGATTTACCACCTACATTTGGTTCAATACCTTGACCAAAGTATAAGTTTGTTTTAATTGTATCAGATTGAACTAAATTTGTAATTGTTCTTGAATCTTGTGATGGTTTAGAATTGGTAAAATTACCTTTTAAGAGTTTTACATTATCTCCCTTCTTTAAAGATTGTCTTACAGATACTAAAAGACTATCTACACCAACTGTTCCTCTATAGAAAAATATATCAATATTATCATCTACTGTTGGAGGAACAGCAAATACGATAGATGTACCACCCTCAAATATATAAGACTCACCAGGATTTTGAAGAATTCCATTAACAAAGATTAAAAGTAATGGTTCTAATTCTATTAATGATGACAGTGGATCATTTTTATCTACTTCAAAACTTACAATTTCTCCTTCGTATATTAATGGGAATCTTGTTCTTTTACCATCCTGTAATGAGTATATCGAATCAATATAATCAAATTCTCCAAAATCCCATGAAGAGAATTTATCTGTAAATGTTTCAGTAACTGTAAATTCTAAATCACTCACTAATTGTGAAAGTTGTGATGATGTAACTAACCCTACAGGTTTAAATACGTCCCCAACTTGATACCCAAAACCTGGATTAACAATTTTAAATGATTTTACTGAAACTAAAGTTGTTCCAATTCCAACTGAGGTTCCTGATCCAACTTCAACACTAATCAAAGTTCCATTTCCAAGTTCTGTGGTAGCACCAACTCCTAATCTAGAAACTCCAACCACTGGTAAATTTTCATATGAAGGTGGAGATACTGATATCACTGGATTTACATAACCACTTCCACCACTTGTAATATCAAAAGTTAAAGTTCCACCAGCACCAACAACTGCTGTCACATTTGCTCCTGTTCCAGCTCCACCACCAGGACCTACGTTAACTGTAATAGTATTAATTGAAGTAGAACCTATCGCTAAATTAGCGTTATGTGCTGGATCAGTGGTTCTTGGATATGGATGGACAGTTGTAAAATTATCTCTAGAACAAGTAAAGACCAATCCTCCTGTGGCAATTCCAATAGTATTACTTGTTGTTAATCCATGATTAGGAATTGTTAATGTTAAAACTCCTGTTGAAGAAACATACTCAGCATTGGTTGCTGTGAATGCTCCTCCAACATTAGATGTGATTGAATTAATACCTGAACTTACAAATCTATGCTCAAACTCCAAATCTTCTACAGAAACTGTGACACCAATTCCAGAAGCAAAATATCCAGATCCTACATTTAAATCAGCATAATAAGCTGAGGCAATACCAGTTCTATTAAGAGGTCCAAAGGATCCTAAGAATGCGTGTGTAGTAGTTCCTACTCCCACACTCGCAGTAAATTGATGTCTAGATTCTATTGAAATTATAGAAAATGGTTTATCACTAGCTGTATCTGGGAATATTGTACTAGTGCCAGTTCCAGAAATATTACCAGCAAATTCTAAATTACGTAATTGTACAAATTCATTTGGATATCTAAAATTATGATCTGTCTCTGTTGTAATCTGTAGTTCTCCAGATACATTGTCATACGTAGCCGTACTAATTGCTAATGACGCTCCAGTAGTTGGAATTCCAATGAATCCACTAATTGACTTACCAGCTCCGATTAAAGGTCTTATAATCGCACCTTGAAGTGGAGCAACACCCATTCCACCCGTGGACGCTACTGATACAATTATTCCACCTCTAGGAAGTTTGTTTGCGTTTGAATCTGAAGTATTTTGAACTATAGTTCCAGTAGATCCATCAGACTTAACAGTTGTTATACCAGTAAAGACAGCAGTTGTAATTCCAGTATGTCCAGCACCAGTTTGAATAAAACTATAATCTTGATCTGAATTATTTGAGGTTGATGGTTGTTGAAATATTCCATTTAGAAGAACAAGAGTGCTTCCAGTGGCAATACCAGTAGTATTTGCTCCACCAACTTTCATTGTAAATGATGATGATATGCCATTAAAACTTTGAGAAATATCATCAAAAATTCTATTATTTGTGTAATCTTGTCTTAAATAAACCCTTCCATCAAAAGAAGATCTTATAAAATCAAGATTAGATGAATTCTTTAACGTTGTGGCAGCACCCTTTGGAGGATCTGTAAAATGAACTTTACTACCTACAATATTAAATGATCCAGAATAAACTCTAACAGTATCTCCATCACTATGTGAAGCAGTTGATGTTCCTACATATCCACGTTCAGCAGTTACTAGATTATAAGTTCCGATTCCACTTATTGGACCAGAATTACTTGTACCAATACCAACTAAATTAACTTTTAAGTATTCATCATTGATTTTTAAAATTGAATTTGGTACAATAGAAGATAATCCAACAACATTAAAAATAGTTGTTCCAATTCCAACAGTTCCATTGTTACTTTGTAGTGTAGTAGTTGTTGGTGTAAATGATAGTGGTGATTGTATTACACCATCAATAAGAATTACACTCTTTTCAAGTTTTTTAAACATCTCTAGTTTATGAAGATTTCCACCACTTTGTCCTGTAAAGGTAATTGTTGTTGGTGTGGTTGCTAATGCATTTGCTCTTGATGTCGCTAGTTTAAAGGTATCTTTAGTTTCTCTAACAGCAAAAACTTCTGTTGGTAATGGAGAACCATTTGACATCTGCATCGCAGTTCCAGCAATTCCAGTAAATGTTGAAGTTGGAGTGTAAATTAATTTTTCACCAGTATTAAAGAAATGATCTGTAATTGTAAATAAACCAGTAGTAGTGTTAATACCAGTCCCAGAAGGATTGAATGTTTTTTCAAAAATAGGAATATCATTATGTTTTAGATCAAAATCTGTTTTATCTAATTGATTACCAGCTGATATAAATTCAAATGTTGATAAAGATTCAGTAATTGCTCCATAAGTTAAATCTGGAGCTATATTTAATTTGTCACTATCAGTATAAATTATTTCATCAAATCTTTGTATATTAATTGATTGTCCATTCCATTGGGCATCTGGAATAAATTGTATTCTTATTGCGTCTGTTACATTTGATGTAAATGTACCAATACCAGTGGTTGTTCCAATGGAAACAAATGGATATTGAGTTGTATACGCATCATTTCCATCCCAAACAGTTAATAATTGGTGAATAGCACTTGTTTCACCAATAGAAACTCTTATATTACTTTTTATTGTTGAAACAACTGTTGAACTAATTCCAGATGGAGAATCTCCAACATAAACTCCAGGTGAAGTAGCATCAAAAGCGGTTCCTCCAGTTGAAACTCCAATATTAAGGAATGAAGATTCAAATTTCATAGATCTTTCTGTTCCATCAGCTTGACCAGAATCTTTAAATCTAAAAGTTGAAATTCCAGAGGCAGTTGTTCCAAATCCTACAATTTTAGTTCTTACTGAAACTTGATTAGTGCTTGTATTTTCATAATTTAAAGATAAAATTCCACCACTAATATTTGAATGAAATGTTCCTATAAAGTTAGATGAGAATGACGCTAGTGATCCAGTATCTGTAAATACTTCTGCTTTATAAGCATCAGTATCATCGTGTGTTAAATATAAATCGACAATACTTTTTTCATCAGTAACATTATCAGTTATTTCAAAGTTTGCTTTGTAAGCATCTAACTTATCTTTATCAACTGAAATAATATTAGTAGAAGTTCCAATGCCCACAGTAGTTGTCACACCAACTAAATCAATAAATCCAACTGATTGTGTAGATATTCCTATTGAAGATGTATTAAATGAACTATCATAAATTTTAATAGCAAAATTAGAGTTAACAACTTTAGGTAATAATGAAAGAATAGATATATTATCTTCAATTTTACTTCGTACATCTATAAGTGAATCATTTGTATTTGATACATTAGCTTTTTCTAATGTGAATATATCTGTAGAATCTCTAAAAATTGTTAACTCAGTGGATTGAATATTATTAGTGGCGGTGTCTATGATTTGAACTAAAAGATTATTATATTCGTCATCTAAAATAATGTTAGGACTTTTTTGACCAAGAACTGATGAACTTGCGAATTCAGAACTAATATCATCAATTTTTAATACTCTGTTAGTTTTACACTCAATATAACTAGTTAATTTTTTGTTTTGTATTTCTAAAAATCTTGATCTATTTAATGATACATCTACATCTTTAGCATTATCGAATATATTAATTTCATCTACCCTATTATGAGTAATCAAATCTTGATTAATCATTGTTACATTAGTATCAGTTGAAATTCCTGCTTTAGTTGTTGATCCTATACCAACATTTGCAAAATTCTTTAATCCACTTGGGTGTAATAGACGATTTACAGAATTAACTAAAGTTTCATATTCAAGTGGACTTTGAACGGCATATGATAGATTTTGATAGTAGTCATTATCAGCTAGTACTTGACTATCAGAACTTAATTTACCAATATCATCATTCCATCCAGTATCTTTTCTTAAAGCATAATCAACATCAAATGTTGCTAAATTTTCAATTAAGGTATTAATCGTAGCTCTTGTTCCTGTTGTTTCACCTTTAATTCTATCATTTACATTCAATCTAAATTTTCCAAAAATTTTAATTGAATTAGCTAAACTACTAGTTATTTTTAAATCAGTTGGAATAAAAGAATTATTTTTTAAAACTGAAATTTTTTCTCCAATTCTGAAAAACCCTAACTTTTGAGTTGATGTAAAAGATGGCACATCTGATTCCCTAATCATTATCGCATATCCATCTTGAGTTGTGATAGGTGTTCCAGGATCATTTGTGAAATTATCTAAACTAAAAGCAACAACAACAGGATTAGAATCTAATTGTGATCCTTCAGTATTTGGTAATACATTAAAAAATTTAAATCCATGATCATTAGAATTAAAACCATCTCCACTAGTTCCTGATTTTAAAATATTTTCAACAAATATTTTATCTCCTGCCAAAAATGGTGCTTGATTAAACCCTAACGTTGGTGTTGCTAATGTACATAAAACTCTATTGTTTACAGAATCATATGTCACACTATCAATGGTTATTCCATTTGTATTATCTACAGATACAATTCTTTGCTCTAAAGAAGAAAGACCTTTTGGTGGATCTATGATCTTAACATCAACAATACCACCTGATGATAATACAGCCTCCAACATTCCATTATTAACTCTTTCATTAGTAGTAGGATCTACAACTATTAATTTTGGTGGTATAATATAATTCTTTCCACTAGAAATGATTGAAACAGTTGAAAGAGTTCCAGAGTCTCTAATTGTTATAATTGGAGATATAAGAACCTCTGGTCTAAGTGTTGGATCAGAAGCATATTCAAAACCCTGATTAATAATATTGACACTATTAATTCTATTTGCTGTTTTTGATTTTGGTGATATGTTTGCATTAATTCCATTTGTAGAAGTAATTCCAGTGAATATAGGTAATTTTTTATATTCAATTCCACCAAAAGATATTAACATCTTATCAATTCCACCTGTAGCTGTTTTGGATAAGGTTGTATATTTAAGTGTATTTGTATTTGAAGTTGTATAATTTAAGGAATTTGGAACAGATTTAAGTGAAATATCAAAAGTTGTTACACCAACACCAGAAATACTATATTCACCATTATATGGACTTTCTTCATAATTAATTTGAGAGAAATTATTAACATCAATATCAGAAGTACTAATAAATCCAGATTTTTCTAGTGTGTAATATATGAGATTAGGAGTATCAATATTATGATTTAATGTAAGTGAGGCAGTTCCAGAACCAATCGTACCTGTTCGAGTGATTAAATTAGTGGTGGTAGTTCCTGTTGAAACAAATTCATTGTTGAATTTACTATCATAAAATAGTTTAAAATTATATCCTGTAAGTGAACTATCACTTAGATCAAATTTTAAATTATTATCTCTAATAACAGATATTGGTGGATTAATTAAAGAAAATTCTTGACCAGTACCTCCTGTGCCTGTTAAATTAATTATTATTGGATAATCCTCTAATACATCCTTTCTAGTCTCACCTAATCTAAAATTATTATCATCAACACGATAAGTGTAATATACTCCTGTTGAGAGTCCTGTTATTTGATTATTTCCACCATCATAAAATATTTTTTGACCAGTAATTAAGTTATGGTCACTTATAGTAATAGTATTTGTTGTTGTATTTACACTAGATGCTCCAAATGTAACAGGATTGACCAATAATTTCTGTTCTTTTGAATTAAATTTAACTCTAACAGCAGTTGAAGTTCCAATACCAACAGTTTCATTTGGATTTAATGATAAAGATATAACATCATTATTCAACATTCCATGAGAAGTTGATATTGAAGTTGATATTGATAATGTAGAAACAACTTTTTCAATTTTACCAGTTACTTGAGTATAATTAGATTCAAAGAAATAATCAAATTTATTTGATGAATTATCATGAAAGAAAACACCGTTGGTACATATTCCAATTTGAGTTGTTAATCCAATATAATCTTTAGATTTATTGATAACGAAAACATTAACACTACCACCGCTAACTCCTAAATCTTGTGGTGATAAATTTGAAATTGTTGATATAGAAAGTACATTTCCACCAGTTGGAATATTAAGTGAAACTTGTTGATTTTGTGTAAATGGATGATTTGGAATGAATATACTTTGAGCATCAACTGATATTGGAACTGTTAAAATGCCTCGACTAACATTAACTGTTGTGGCAGAACCAACAATAGTTCCCACTCCAATAGATTCATTTGGATTAAAATATACTATATCATTAACTCTTGATTCAAAATATGATGTTTTTACTGGAATTGAAAAATAATTAGAAAGATAATTAACTTGAGTTGATAAAGTATGTGCGACTCCACTTTCCCCTCTGGTAACTCTTAAAATATTTCGATCATCAAATATATTCAATATCTTTAATTTTTCAGTTCCGATTCCTATACTACTTCCTACAGATACAAAACTAGGTATTGTTGAAACATAAATGTCAGTGACAACACCCACAGTTGCTCCCTCACTATTACCAAGATCTTTGTAAAGAAAAGCAACTGATGTTGTAATACCAATTTGATGATTTCTAGTTAAACCTGATATCGTTGTCGATAACCCAGAAACGATAATATTATCTTTTTCTTTTAATGAATGTGAGGTTGATATATAACCCGAAACTTGATTTGGACTATTCCATGTAAAAACTACATTCTGCCAATTTTCTACATTAGTGTTTATATCTAAAAGATTTTTTCCCGTCAAAGATTTTATAGATGCTGTTAATCCACCACCATTTGTTCCTGTATTGTCAAAACTTGCATTCTCACCAATTTTATAACCAGAACCAGATTCAATAATATCAAAAGAATCAACTACACCTTTTGAAATAGAATCCACAAAAGAAATTTGATCCACTAACTCATTTGATTCTACGATAAAATCATTATCAGCAAATTTATCGGCAACTTTATATGGGAATGTATTTCTTGCTATCGTTTTTTTATTAAAATCATAAGTGGATTGATTAATTAAGAAATTTTCTTCTGGTGGATCTGAACGATAAGTATCACCTATAAAGTATGGGAATTTTGGTTCAAGTTTACCAGTTGTTAGGTTTGTAGAAACTCCTACAAAATAAGCATATACACCATTAGGATAATCTGGAGTTCTACAATATCTACCATTACTTTCATCCAAATCTCCACTTCCATTAAAAGAATGATCTTCAATAAAGAAACCTTCACTAAATCCTGTAGGTCTATCACTTACAATACCTACGTTTTTAACATATCCTGGTGTTAATAGAATAATGCTAGAGTTATCATCCATTGGATCAGAGTGTCCATAAGGTCCATAGATTGGATTTCCATCATATGCCCATCCAATAATAGGTGAATGTGTACTACTATCATCATCTCCGAATGATGATTTTCCAATACCAACTGAATAACCAACAAATGAATAACTTAAACCATTAGACCCCACCTCTGATAATATAGCTGATTTATCTGATGAATCTAATTCTTCAGCAAATCTATAATTGTTTACATTTAATATTCTAACTTTTGATTCTAATAATGCTTCAGAACCAGGTGAAGTTACTAAAATTGAAGTTTTATCCTGTGTATATCCTGTTCCCGAATTAAGAATCTTAACATCAGTAATCTTTCCACTTTCAACAATAGCTCTTACAGAAGCTCCAAATCCATCTCCTTCGATAAGAAGGTCTGGAGCAGCATTATAATCTTCACCTTGATTTTCAATATCTACAGCGATTAATTTTCCTTCTTTAATAAGAGGTTTAAATACTCCTAATTGACCAGTTTTGATAGTAATAGTAGGTTTTTTCTCAAAATTTAAAACCGTTGATCCATATCCAGTTCCAGCATGATACAAATAAGTTTGTTCAATATTTCCTCTTATAATTGGTGTTAATGTAAGAGATTCAGTTAGAGCTACCGCAACTTTAGAATATTTGACATCAACCACTAATTGAACTGGTGGGTATTCAAAAATTTGATGTCCATCACCAATACTATCAAATTTTACATAATTATTTCTATCGTAATTTGATGTTATTGTTCCACCAATACCAGCGTTAGCAATTCTAAATTTATCATCATTAACTTTAATAATTCGATATTGATTTGTAGTTGATAAACCTGTTATTACTGTTCCTCCAGATTCTACAGAATATTGAACTAATTCATTATCTTTAAATCCATGATCTTTAAAATGAACAGTATCTTTAATGGTTGATATTCCTACAGGTTTTACTAGTAATTTTCGATTTGCATATCCTTCACCAGAATTTAAAACTTTAACTGAACGTAAATGATTTTTACCATCTTTTAATCTAAATTTATGAACACCACTCGTATTAATTGTTGTAAATCCTACAGTATTAATACCAGATATGAAGTCTGCTTTAGATGAAAATAATTTTACAGAATTACCTATACCTATAATTTTTGGAAAATATACCGCCCCATGATGAAGACTAGTATCAATTCCCACTTTAGCAAGATTTGATCCACCAGTATTAATTCCAATCGGAGGATTACCATTACTATCATAAACCAAAGCTTGCCCATCATTTAGATTATGAGTTGTATTAAAAGTTATAGTTTCATTATCAATATCAACTCCACCTACAATAGCGTTTACTTTTTGTCTTCCATCAAAACTTAGTTCTCTAAATCTTTGAGTAACAATTGGTTGTAAAACAGCTCCAATTCCATTACCTCCCTTAACAGTTATTGAACCAACACTGTCTATGTCATAATTTTGTTGATCTACTTGTACATCTTCTATTTTTCCAATTATAACTGGTTGTGCGAGAGCTGTTGTTCCTGATCCAGTGGGAGAATCTGATATTTTAACTGTAGGAGGATTAATTACATCATAATTCTTACCTTTTTTAAAAACTGATACTTCTGTTAATGGTCCAAAATAAATTCTATCAGAAGATTTGTAATTAGTTACTTCAACACCATTTATTAACATGCCAGTTTTTCCTGGTAATGTTTCAATCGCATTACCATTTTCAATATTTGGTTTAATTGGAAACTGTTTAAATAATTTTTGAGGTTTTATTATTTCGGAACTATGTCTTGATAATATAAACTTATGATCACCAGCACCAGATCCTGTTGGAAGATCACCAAATTCAACAAATGTATTAGTTCCTTCTTCTAAATCTTTAGCAATAAAGGAAGCAGACACATAAAGATTAATTTTATTACTAACTTTACCTACTGGTGGTCTAACTCTTACAAAATATCTTGATCCTGATTCTAATCCTGGAATTGGATCTCCACTTGGTTTGTATATTATTTCATCACCTGTAATAAATGGTACATCTAATCTAAAAGAAATTTCAGAAAATTTATTTGTGATATTGTTAAAATTTTGTACATCTGATGCATTTGTTCTAGCAACTCCAACATTTATTTCATAAGATGGCAATGAATTTGATGCTGCATATATATTTTTATTTGATTCAACATATATGTTTGTTATATCTGATGTTAAGATATCATTTCCAAATTGTAAATCAATTTCACTGCTAGATGTAGTCTTTAACTTTCTTCTTATGTCGTATAGTTGATTAGAGTTTGGAACAAAACCTGCTGTTAGTTCATCTAAGTTAATTTGTCTATCACTAATATTATCTACAATAGCTGTTGCCTGTGTTATTTGTTCTCCTCTTATTAATATTTCAATATTATCACCTTTCTTTAACTGTGATCTGTCAACATCTGATAGTAATACTGGAGTTGATTTATTAGATGCATTATATGGTGCCTGTATCTGAAAACGAGAGGCAGTATTATAAATCCATGAATTACTATTAATTTCTTTTTTAGTTTTATCTACTTCGGGATTTAATATTTGTTCTCCTAAATTTCTAATACCAATTTCTTCTCCTTCATTTATCAATACTATATCTGATACTGGTTTAAAGTCAGATATTACTCCAGTAATTCTTAATTCGACCTTTTTAGTCAAATCTCCATCCTCATATCCAAAAATAGTCTCATCAGCTCTAATATCAGATGATGTTGAAATTGAAGATGTAATTCCAGAACAATTTAAAAATTGGTTTACAGTCTTATCTGTGTATGTGACAGTATTAATACCAGATATAAAGTTTCCAACTGTACTAAATCCAACAGTTGAATCTACGGTTACAACACTTGCACCAACACCAATATTTCCAATTACCTTTGTTTTACCTGGTATTGTAAATGTTCCTTGTATTAAATCAACATCATTAAAACCAACGAATAAACTTACTTTATAGTATAGATTACCCTCTTTAGAAGTTAATGGTTCAACATCTGAAACAGCACCTCTAGTTGAAAAATCCGTTGATTTTGTAACAGATTGTCCTTTAAGTTTAAGAGGATCGCCACTAATTGACTGACACACTAGAATTTCACGTCGAATAAATTCAGCTGCTGATGGTTTTAATAAAAGGGATTCTAAATCAATAATTTTTGGATTTACTCCATATAAAACATTGAATAATATTCTAAAAGATTCTTCAGTTCCTTTTGATTGATAAAGAGTGCTTGCTTCTTTGATAAAATTACCAGCATTAAGTGAAGGTACAAAAGTAGAATTTTCTAATTCAGGTGTTAATGTAAATTTTTGTTTTTTATAAAATTCTTTTAAGAATAAAGAACTTAAATTAGTAACGGTTGTATTTGCTACTCCAACACTCGCAGATGAAGTTGAAAATACTAGTTGACCTGGATTATCGGTAGAATTATATGTTGTTATTCCACAAAAACCACGTATACATCCAGTGAATGAAGTTGAACCAATGCCAGAATAAGTTATTATTTCATCATTAATCTTAAAAAGACCAAATTGTTTAGGAAATCCTTTTGTAGAATCAACAAATATAGTCTTATCATCTGTTCCAATTCCAATTGAAAGTGTGGTTCCAGACCCTACTACTTCTGGTGTTAAATTATCTAATTTTAAATATTGATCTAAATTATCAATAATATCAATTGTACCACCCTGATGTTCTTGAGAGAGGTAATATGCTTTAAAAAACTCTACAGCATTAGGACTCTCAGATAATAAAAATTCTGGTAATTGATTTTCAATTATTTGTTGAATATTAACTCTAGTATCTAATCCTCCAGTGGTTGAAATCATATTTTATCCTCTAAATTTTTCTCCATTGTTATAACTAGATGTTACTTTGAATCCTACACCAGAAATCTTCTCACCAGAAGTAATGGTATCTTTTATCATATTTATTGTACTATTACTGATACTAAAATCTAGATATATGTCTTTCAAACCAATAACATCGTTTGATTCTGGAAACGCTTGAACTTCGATTACATTATTTGGTCTTGCTGTAGAAGTAATATTAACTGTTGTTAAATTTATATCTCCTTTTATATAATCAACTGTTCCCGCTGATTGTGCTACGACAGTATCTTCATTATTTCTTGGATCTGTTTTAGCAATAGAAATAATTCCTGTTTTTAAATCTGGATTTGGTGTATCTGTTAAGAAACATTCACCAGTTTCTCCTGCGATTGAGAATTTTGAGCTCTTAATATTAAATCCACCTGGTTTTACATTAAATTGATTACCAAAACATAATTCATATTGAGCAAACTGATTTGGAAGAACTTGTAAATTTCTTCGAATCGTAACTCGTGTAATATTTGATGTAATTGCCTTATCAACAGTATCAATTACGTTTAAAACTTTACTATACTTAAATCTACCACCAAACTTGTTAACTTCTCTTGATTGTGAGTAAGTTGTTAGAGCACTTGTGATACGGGTTTTTAAATCATCTACATTTGTAACTTGAGCTGAGTTATAATATACAAATGAATCGATTTCAACAAATAATATCTGAAGATCTACTATTTTTTGATTAATTCCTGTTAAAGAATAGTTTTTAAGGTTATTGAGTATTTGAACTTTATCAAAATCTGATATAAATTCACCGTTTCTGGGTTTTATTGATATGAAAACCGTTCCAAACTGAGGTGGATCCAAATCTTCACCACCTATTACAGATATTGATTCAGTATTTGGATAAATTAGAGGAACTATCGCTTCATAGTCCCTTGAAGTCACTGCTCGATACTGAGATGAGTACAAACGAGGAGCAAAATACTTAATTGAGTCAATTGTTTCAATTTCTCCACCATTTGAAGCAGAAGTTATTGTTACTATGTTTGGTGTATTAACAGGAGTTACACTTACTCCAGTTGAATTAACAATATTTCCAGCAAATGAGAAAAATGCAGGTCCATTGCCAGATTTTCCATTAGTTGTAATATAACTTACGGTAATATTTACGTCATTTTCAAGTTTTTTACCAATTATTCCATCACCAAACAAAATTTCGTATTTTTCGTCCTGAACTTCTTGAATTAGGAAAATTTCCGAATCTTTATCAACTCTTAGTATATTATCTACTTTTTTATATTCTCGATCTCCGACAAATACAACTATTGTTGAAGTATCAATAAATGAATTATTTAAAATAAACTTTTCATCTAATGAACCATCAAATGTAAATCGTTTTGTTAAGAATGAACCTTCAAAAATTTTAATTGGAGCATCAGTTGTACCAAATACTGCTTTACTTCCACTACCACTAGATGTAGTGGTTGTTGTAATATCTTCAGGTATTGAAAACACAAATGATGTCTCATCAAAATTACCAACGCACACCAGACCTGCCTTTAAAGTCATTGTAGGTGTTGGTGTGGCACTTGTAACTTCAAAGGTTATTCCCGCTGTTGCTGCCGTTCTGGAACGTGGTACATAACCAATGTTTCTTGCCAGTGATACAACGTTTTCACGCAGTGTTGCCGAGTCTAAAAATGACTCATTAACCACCATATTTGCGTTAAATGAGGATATGTATGTATTATATGCGAGAGTGTCAATTAACACAGAAAAATTTGACCCTTCAAAGTCAAAATCTGTAAATGTGCTGTTTGCACGAAGATAATTTTTGATCTGGGTCTTTATTTGATCGAAATCAAGGTTAGAAAATTGTGTAAAAGGCATGTTATCTAGTTGCCTCTAGTAAAAATGTGAACTCTTGGGTGGGAAACTGTTGACCAATAATGTCAAATAACACATTAATCTCAAATTCGTTCGAATCTGGTCTTGGAAATACGTTTACTTGTAAATTATCAACTCTAGGTTCAAAATTTTCAATCGAAATTTGAATTTGTTTCTGAATTACAGACGCTGATCCAAAATCAACGAAGTTAAAAAGACTTGAACGAACATCTGAACCTAATTCTGGGTTAAAAAACCTTTCTCTAGGTATTGTATTCACGATATTTCTTACAGATCTCTTGATCGCATTCTCATTTTTTAGTACTGTAACGTCATTTGTTATCGGATGGCGATTAAAAGACAGGTTAATGTCCTTGAATGCTCTTGATATTCCCTTAATTGCCATTGGTCATGAGTTTTCTTCTTTATTTATACCTAATTCTAGAGAAAATTATTCATTTAGATTAATATCTTTCTCTTCAAAGTTATCATCATCATGCATGACCTCACGAATAACCTTTTTATCATCCCCAATTGGGTAATCAGTGATTAATTTAGTTGTATTACAGGTTTCTTTCATGATTTTTGTAACACTGTCTACATGAATTACCATAATTTTACTGAATTTTGGTTTTAATAATGTTATTTAGACTAAAAAAATATCATTTTGTTTATTTTCCTTGCCCTCGATACCTTTTACGAGCCGAGTTACGAGAGGTTGCCGAGAATTTACTGTGTTTTCCAGTTCCTTGACGAGTTTTTTTCGGTTTTGCTTGAATTGCTCCACTAGTTGACCATGAACCTGTTGATGATTTTGCCATTTTTTTAGTATTTTAAGTAAATTTAAGTGTCTTTAGTCACTTTTGTAGTGATATCAGTCGGATCTGGTGATCCTGTCTTATAATATTCGATAGAAAGGTCTTCCATTCGCTCCATATACTCAAATTGAGTCAGATTGCTATAGAGTTCCTTACCTTTAACTAAGATTGTGTATATGTCAGCCATTAAATAACCCTTGTTTTTTCGTGTCCGACTCGAATTCGAGGATCGCACCATATTTGAAAACCAGCATTAATCGCATCGAGACAGAAAGAAACATCTTCACCACACATGTCCTGTACTGCTCCAGACTCAAAAACCTGCATTTTAGGTGCGAACCAAGGATATTTTATTTCTGGATGTTCGAATACACCGTGCTTTATTAATAACCAACCAAAACCAGCATAATCAACAGTAAAAGGTTTTCTTCTTTTTGAAATACTGTCTAAATTCTCATGATTCATGACTCCACCATTCTTTGAGAAATCCTCTTCTTCTAACCAGTGAGCAACAGAAGTTGTACGTCCGTCTTCAGTACAGTACCAACCAGAGGCAATATCCTTATCCATTAG